GGACGACTACGACTTGGCCCCGCTCCGCAAAATTCTATGAAAGGCCCGAGCCATGAAGGTCGAAGGACCGTTCACAGTTTGGATCGACTACGGCCGTGAAGGCTGGAGGCCGACCGACTACGCCACGCTGCAAAAGGCCGTGGCGGCTAAGAAGTATGGCAGAGATTGGATCATTACGCGGCCCGTTGCATGGGCTGCTGCAGAATGACACAGCGCGAGGCTCCATGTCGCAAATCAAGGTAGGGGTCACGGGCGCGACCGGGTTCATCGGTCGGCACGTGGTGACGGCCCTGCTGAACGCCGGCGCCGCCGTGACGGCCGGTGTGCGCGACCCCGCCAAGCTTTGCAACCTCTCTCGTGATCTGCGCACCGTCCCCCTGGACATCGACCAGCCGGCACAGGCCTTTGAAGCGTTGGGCCGCCCCGATGTCGTCGTGCATCTGGCCTGGGACGGGCTGCCGAACTACCGGTCGCTGCATCACTTCGAGGAGGAGCTTCCCCGTCAGTATCGTTTCCTGCGCGGGCTCGTGACCGATGGCTTGCCGGCCCTGCTGGTGACGGGCACGTGCATGGAGTACGGCATGCAGTCCGGCCCCTTGCCGGAGACCACCGAGTGCCGGCCCGACAACCCCTACGCCTTCGCCAAGCACGCGCTGCACCGGCAGTTGACGTTTCTCAAGGCGCAAAAGCCCTTCAATCTGACGTGGGCGCGGCTGTTCTACACCTATGGGGAGGGTCAGGCGCCGACCTCGCTGTGGCCGCAACTGATGGCCGCACTCAAGCGCGGCGACAACCGCTTCGATATGTCCGGGGGTGAACAGTTGCGCGACTTTTTGCCCGTCGAGGTGATGGCGGGCCACATCGCGCGGCTGGCCCTCGCCCGTGGCGAGGTCGGGGCGGTCAATGTCTGCGCGGGGCGTCCGATTTCCGTGCGGGCGCTCGTCGAGCGCTGGATTGCCGAAAGCGGCAAATCAATCGATCTCAACCTCGGGCGCTACCCGTATCCCGATTGGGAGCCGATGGCGTTCTGGGGGTGCGCCCGGAAGCTCGACCGCGTGACCAAGGAAGTGCGCGGTGCGCTCAGCTTCGCTGGTGAAAAATAAGCCGCAGCACGGGCATTCGTATGTATGGCGCATGGTCCCCTCCCCCGATTCTGGCGGGGGTATTTCCGTCCGAATGGGGATTGGGGGCTAGTGCAGCAGGGCCACAGGCGGGCGACCCTAAGCAAAAATCACCCGCCGCGATCCCATGGAAGATGATCCACGGAACCACGGCGGGCTTCACTTGCCTTCAGGCACTTAGGTAGGGCAAACGCGGGGGCAAGGCCCAGGCCTGAGGCAAGATCTGGTATGATGTTGACGCCTCGCAGCACGGCTGCTTCGGCTATTCGCTACGCGAATGAAGGGAAGTGGAGATGCGCATCTCAGCAGACTACGAGCACGGCGCTATTCAGCGGCGCTCTCTCTTTGACCTGTTCAAGCGGGCAACTATTTGCCGACTGAAGGGGCACGACTGGTCTGTCGTTTCCACCTTCCCTGAAGACCACTGGACTTGGTGCAGCCGGTGTCGGGAGCGAGCGGACTACCGTGATGTCCTTGGCGGGGAATGCTTCTGCTGCGGTGAAGAGGGACCGGAAACCAGAGACAGAATTCCGTTCTGAGCGCGCGCAGCGCAGCGGTGAGGCTCGATAGCCGAACCGCGTCAACCCAAATCAGTGCCGCAGCGCGATCAGCACCACGGCGACAAACATCATCACCCAAACAACCCGATCAAAGCGCTTGAGAGAGCCTTTTTCAGAGAGCCTTCGGTCGAGGCGTTGGATGCAAGAGCACCAATCAGCAACCCCAAGAAGATAACCAATCGCCACAGAATGTAGCGCAGCAGCGCTTCGCGGTCCTTCTTGAGCTCGCGGTGCTCCGCGTCCAGGTCTTTTTGTTTCTGCGCCAGATGAAAGACGTGTGCCTCCAGTCGGGCGATCTTCGCCTCGGGGTGCTGACTTCCATGCGGCGGAAACATGTGGAGTTCGCCCATTCAACATGTCCCTCACCTCATGCACGGGCGTAACGACCGACGCGTCCACAGGTGAGCTTGGCGATGCGCCAGCCGGGGTGCTCGATGTGCCACTTGGCGGCTTCGATCTGCGCGCTCAACAGGCACTGCATTGGGGTCATCGCGTCGGACACGTTCAACGAAACGTCCTTGCAAGCGCCGATGGCGAGGCAGACGGTGGCGACGAGTTCCAGCATTGTTGCGTCCTTTGCGCATGAGAGAAATGTGGGACGCAGGCACTAGCGCGGTGGCTTCAGTTCTTTCCGGAGGCCGCTTTCACCCAGCGGCGCAGGCACCGGTTCTTGGCGAATTCCGCCTCGAGCTTCTGTTGGCTGTCGGCGGCCTTTTGCACGAGGTCGTCGCCGGCCTTGAGCGCGTCGCCCATACTCCCGGCCTCGAGGCACCAGCGCGGCGGCGGGTCGAGTTCCCCCAGCGTGGCGCAGCCGCCGGGGAGCACTATCGAAAAAATGAATAATGCCCTCATGGCGTCACCCGCAGAGTGTTGAGGCACGCCGCGGTGTCGGCGGTGAGCACGCAGGACTGCACCCCCGGACACTTGCTGAAAGCGATGCGGGCCGCGGCGCGCTTCTCCGCCTCCTCGGCGTGCTTGACCTCTTCCGAGCGGTTGACGGAAGCAATGGCGGCGTTGCGGCGGGCGGTCACCGTCTTGCATTTGGCGTACTGGCGGGCGCTCCAGCCATACTGATCGCCCGCCCAGAAGATGCCGGTCACCAACAGCCCGCCGGCGACCCAATAGCCCCACCAGGGAAGCATGTCAGAACCTCATGTCGTCGCGGGACGCCGAGGCCTTGGCCTTGCGCTTGTGGGCGCCCTTCTTCTTCGCCACGGGCTCTTTGCCCTTCAGCAGCTTGAGCGGCGCCAGGTCGTCCTTGGGTGAAGCAGAGACGGGCGCCGGCGGCGGTGGCACCGAGACGATGACGTCATGCGGTGAGATCAGCGCGTATGGCTTGCTTGCCGGTTGGCCGTAGAACAACGGCCCCAGCACAAGCGTGCCACCGACTGCGGCGACGAGCACGGCGAGGACGTACCACTTGATGGTCGCCGGCGGTGGATCGACGATGGTGTTGGCGGTGCGGACAAGGGTGTTCCACCCCCGGCGCAGAACGCCAGGCTCAGCGTTGTCGTTCATGTCGGTTCTCCTTAGGCGGTTTTTTCGCCGCTCGGCACGTAGCGGCCTTCCTCGGCGTCTTCCTGCATCAGGCCGTAGATGTATTTCACCACCAGGAGGCCGAGGATGGCGGCGGTGATCGCCAACACCTTCGCGTTGCTTTCGACGAACTGGGAAATCTGATCGATCGTCGATTTGGCGAAGCCGAGGTACTCAAGGATCGACTCCAGCGTGAGCCCGATCCAAATGGCGTGCATTGCTTTGGTGAGCCGGCTGAGCGTCTTCGCCTTGCGCGAGGTGGTGACCAAGGCGGCCGCGACGGGTGGCTCCGCGACCGCGGCAATGGGTGGCGGTGCCTCGACCGGCGCAACGGGCTCCGCTGGCACCGATGGCTTGCGCTTGGCCGGCTCGAACACGGCGGCGCGCACCCCATCCAGCGGAAACAGCGGATTGGTGTCGACCTTGCGCCCCGGGGAAATGAGCCAGTGGGTGGCAATATCGGTGATCGAGGGATAGGCGGCGACGAGCGCCCGGCACAGGTTGATGACTGTCTTTACCTGCGCGTCCGTGTAGGGCAACCACAGGGCGTCGCCGTGCTCTTTGGTCTTGACGTGCTTCAGCCGGTCGAGGTCGAAGCCGGGCGCGACGGGGCGGCCCTTCTTGTCCTTGTGGAAGTAGGCGCGGCCGTTTTTGTCGAGGCCGCCCGGGTTATCGATCTCGATGCCGATGGAAAACGTGTTGCACCCAGAGCGGCCTTTGAATGACGACTTGCCGGCGTGGAAGGCGATCTGATCGCATTCGACCATCTGGGTGATCGACCCGTCGCGTTCGACCACGAAATGTGCCGATGTCGTGCAGGCCGACGACTTGAACCAGTTGACCGTGTCCTGCGGTTTTTCGCGATCCGCGGTGTCGTGCAAGACGATGAGCGTCGGCTTCGGCATGCTCTTGCCCGAGGCGTGCGCCGGCACGAACGGCACGCCCTTGAGGCGGTCGCCCTCGATTTTCAAGGCCATATTGCTTCCTGTTTCTAGCTACATCCGCGTCGATGGGATCGGACACGCCCGCGGAGCGCGTCGCCGTGATGGAAATGGCCCCACCGGCTTGGGAGGCAAGGCTGGCCCCGGACTGCGTTTACCCTACCCGTCCCACTTGGCAGTGAGGCGCATGCTGGCCTCGGTGCCGGTGAAAACGACCGAGCTAGTGTTGCCGTTCTCGAGGGCGTTAACGTCATTGATGCCGATGCCGTCGCGGACGAGGTACTCGGCTGTCGGCGCGATAAAAATTTTCACCACGACCCCTCCTGACACGTCCTGGGCGGCGTAGCTGGTCGAGCCGCTGAAGGCCGAGGTTGAGTTCCAGCCGATGCCAATTTCGCCGGTTCCGGTGTTAGCGGACTGCGGCGCGATGCGCTGCCGGAAGCGGGCGGTGATCGGCGCATCACTCAGACCGCAGAACGTCGTCAGCTTGTTGGTGGCGTCGGCGCGCGACTGGCGGATGGTGCCGCCGTTGTAGGTCCAGCTTGCCGTGGCATCGCCGGCCAGAAGCTCAATCGGACGCCGGTTGTAGGCGTTCCACACGCCCCACTTGCGCGACTGCCCATAGGCCACGTGGCAGGTCACCTGTCCGGCTGTGCCGTCGATGAAGATGGAGCCGAGGTACGTCGCCCGCAGCGCTCCCACCGAATAGGTCGTCGAGGAGTTGCGCGCCGTCATCGCCACGGTGTTGAGATGCAGGCCCTTGGTGCGGGTCAATTGCGTCGTGCCCGCCCCGGTCCCCCGGGCGCCAGCGCCGGCCGTCGATGTTGTCCATGCCGGCCCGGTGCCGATGGTCACCACGCCGCTCTCCAGCCAGGCGAACACGTCGTAGATCGTGTTGGTGGCGTGTTGCGAGGCGAGGCTCAGAGTGAGTTCGGCGAACTCGTAATTGACGAACCGCGTGCCGTCATAGAGCGGGACCAGGTTGCCGGTAAACGGGGTGTAATAGACGGCGGTAGCCGAGAGGACGTTGGAAGTGATGATGGGCGTGCCGCTGGTGAGTGTCAGATAGCCTTGTGGCGTGACGGTGCCGGCATAAATGGTGCGGTTGGCGTCGCTCTTGACGTGCCAGTTGGCGCCATCGGACACCAGCTCGAGGCTTTCGTGCTGCCCGAGCAGTGATTTGGACGAGAACCCGTCGATGGTCTGCCCCGAGACGGTGGAAATATTCACCTGATTGGCGGTCCCGGTGTGGCGGATCTCGATGCCGCGCCCGTTGGTGGCGGTGACCGCACTCATCAAAGTGATGGTGACCGAAGCCGAGGTTGGGTTGACATTGAGGATGGTGCCGAGGTCGCCCGAGACCATCGTGTAATCGGAGGTCTTGGCGGCAACGTCGGCATCCGACTTGGCAAAGGTGGCGGCGGTAAAGGTGGAGGTGTTGAGAGCCCCGGGGAGGTTGTCCTCGGTGTCGATGGTCGTGCCGGAAGAGGTTTTGAGCACCACCTTGTAGGCGGATGTTCCCCGGTAGGCGAAGGGCATCAAGCCGCCCGAATCCGCCGTCACCGGGTTGGCGGAAGCGACCAGAAGGTCCTTGTCGGTGAAGATGCTGGCAAGGTTCGTGGTCCCGGCGTCGTAGACGTAGAGCAGCGCCCCGGCGGCGGCGGCGCCCTGATAGAAGATCCAATCGCCGGCGTAACGGACCAGAGCATTATCCGCCATAAGAGATCACCCCATAGATAAAGCGTTTGTTGCTTGTCGCGGACTGGACGCCCCTACCCGTGGCAACGGTCGGCAAATCAACGATGCGCCGCACCGCGCGGGTGCCGTGCTGGGTCATGTGCCGCCGCCTTAACTGTAAGGCGCGCCGGGCGGCGTGAAGTTCGCCGTCCACCGGGCGGCGCCCTTGGAGATGCGCAATTCGTCCAGGTGGCCGTTGTAGTGGAAAGAGCCATCGGAGCCGACGCGCAGGGCCTCGGTGTTGTCCCAGATGGTGGACGAGGAGGTGACGGTGGCGCCGACCTGCGTCCCGTCCTTGAACAGCATAAAATCGTTGCCGTTGCGCACATAGGCATGGTGGCTCCAGGTGCCCGCGGCGACGGTCCCCATGGAGACCGCATTGAGGATGTCGAAGCTGGCCCCCGCCGACGAGGCGTAGGCCCTGAGCGTCGTGCCGTCCTGGTAGACGGCGAAGGGGGCGGTGAGCGCCCCCTCCCGCTTGATGAGAACAGCGCGCAGCCCGGCCGCGGTATCGGCAGGTCTGATCCAGAAGTCGATGGTGAACGACTCGGTGCCGAACTCAAAATCGACGTGGTCGGCAAAACTGACGTAATCCCCGGCCCCGTCGAACAGCCCCGCCGCCCCACCAAACTTCGATTGCGCCGTGTCGATCTGGGCGTTGCCGGTGACGGTGCCGGTTTTGTTGCCTGACGATGAATCCGTGAACGTCGTCGAGGCGTCGGCCCCGTCCATGTGCAGCAGCAGTTTGGTGAAGCTGTCGTTGCCGTCAAACCCCGCGCCGCCCGCCCCGAACCCCGCAAGGTGTGTGAGTATAAATCCCATCAGAGCAGCGCCTTGATCGCGGTTTTCAACTGATTCATGGTGATCGACCCCGCCTGCCCGGCTGTAAACTTGGCGGTGGCGATGGCGGTGGCGTCAATGATGGCGTTGACCTTCGCTTTGATGACTCGGTTGTCGTTTTCCAGAGAGAGGATGACTTGCAGCAACGTCGAATAGGTCGAGCCATTGAGGCCGTTGACCGCTAAGTCTTTGGCGTCGGAAATCTCCTGGGCGGTAAGAGCAACGACCGCCCAGGATTCCACCACCGCGGTTTCCCCCACGGTGTAGGTCGGTCCGGTCACCTTTTCCGTCTTCGGATCATAGCTGGGCGGGGCAACCGGATCGCAAGGCAGCCACCGCCATCCCGCGTCCACCCCGGCCTTATTGACATCGAACCCGGCATAGACGGTCGAGAGGCGGTTGACCGCATCCTGGGGGTCAACGAGGGCATAGCGCGGCATTGGCGGTGCGTCCCTCGTTAGGCGTCGTTGCTGGCGTTCGTCGTCATCAGGATCTTGACGCCGATCAATCTTGCGTCGCCCGCCATGTTGTCGGAGCCGGTGACGCGGGAAATCTCAAAAATCACCAGATCGTTTTCGGCCGGGGTGCCGCCGATGGTCACTGCCGAGGTGGCGGCAGAGATGTGCAAATCGTTTTGCGCCAGCCACGTGTCATCGACGGTGACGGCTGTCCCCATGGTGGCGTTCAAGGTGTCGTCGTCGGAGATCGCCGCACCGGCAATCGACCAGCGCACGGTTTCGGTCGAGGCGCCCCCGGTGTTGGTCCAGTAGAACACCGCCGTCACCGTCGACTCGTTCCACGACTTGGGCATGCCCATGGGCAGGGTGTGGGCGTACTCCTGGGTGGTGGTGTCGAAGTCTATCGTGGCGATGGTCACGTCGTTGGTGCCGGAGTCATAGGTGCTCTGCCCGGCGCCGTTGGTCACCTTGGGCTTCATCGCCCCGGCTGGAATCCAGATGGTCTCGACGCCGGCCGCTTTAATGACGGCGCCGCCCACGGTGGAGGCGGCATCCAGCGCGGTGACGCCGCCGGCAATGGCCAGGGCGTTGGCCGAATGGGTGATGGTCACGTCGCCGCTATCGAAGTTGATGACGGCGCCGCTGTCGAGGAACAGATCGGAGAAATTCAAGGCGCTGGTGCCGAGCGACACGGCGTCGGTGGTCACCGGCTTGAAGGCGCCGGCGCTGTCGAGGATCACGCGATCAGTGAGTGTGGCGGACCCATCCGCTGTCGTCGAAAACACCAGCCGCCCCGGCATATCGGTGGCGGCGCCTGGCGTGCCGTCGACCTCGCCGCGGATTTGTGCGGCACTATCAAAGCCGGTGCCGTTCGACCCCTGGAAGATGATTTTGCCGAGATCGTCACCATCCTGCACAATCGTGTGTGAGCCGATGGCGGCGTTGCGGGATTTCTGGAAGTAAATGTCGGGCGCCACCGCATCGGCCGAGAACTGCTCCATCTTGATGTCGAAGTTGTTCGACTCCAGATCGCCGCCGAGCTCGGGGCTGGTATCCTCCACCACGTTGGAAATGCCGGCGCCGGCACCGGGGAGGCTCGACCAGTTGGCTTTGCGGACATCGCCTTCGGCGCCGTAGATGATGACAAAGTCGCCCGCCGCCGGCGCCGCCTCGGTCAGGATATCGGCGAGGAGCAGGTTTTTATTGGCGGCGGCGCTGTCGTCCCAGCCGCGCAGCACGTCGAAGCCAGCGTCGGCGTAGGTGACCGTCAGGCCCTGAATGCTCGTGAGGTTGGCCAGCGTATCAATGGCGGCTTCGATGGTGGCTTCGGTCGTCGCGTCCAAGGCATCGATGTTGGAGAGGGTGGCCGTGCCGGCACTGTCGGTGAGAATGTCGGTGCCGGCAATCGAGATGCCCTTACTGGCGGCGAAGTTGATGCCGCCGTCGTCGATGTCCAGGATCGACACGCCGTCGGGCGAGAAGCGGAACAGGCCCTTGTCGGCGGTCGCACTCGCCACGTCGGTGGCAAAGATCACATGACTGAGGGTCTGTGCCCCCGTGTCATAGGTCGGGGTAATCGTTAGCCGTTCCGCCGCAGAAGCGCCGAAGGCGAAGATGGGGTTGCCGTCGTTGGTGGCGTCGTAGGCCGTCAGGTCGGCGGTGTCGCCGATGATCAGCGCCGAGGTCTGCAGCAGACCCCCCGTCCCGTCCGAACGCACCGCGGCGTTGTCGGTCGCCCCCGCCGCCCAGGTGCCGAAGTCGGCGCTCTCGAGCGCGGTGTTGAACTCGGTCACCGAGCCGACCAAGGTGTTGGAGGTAAGGTCGACCGTCTTGTTGGTGAGGGTCGCGGTGTGGGCTTCAAATACGAAGGTGTCGGCGGCGGCGAGCAACGGCAGGGTGACAGTGCGATCCGCCGCCAGTTCCGACACGGCGAACACGTACTGATGGTCGGCCGAGGTGTCGTTGATCTGTGGGGTGGTGAGGACCGGCGAGGTGAGGACCTTGTTGGTCAGCGTCTCCGAGCCCGCCAAGGTGGCAAAGTCGGCGTCCGTCACTGCGGTGTTGAACTGGGCGATGGTGCCAGAGACCGTGTTGGAGCCCAGAGCCAGCGTCTTGTTGGTCAGCGTCTGCGTGAAGGCCTCGAACACAAACGTGTCGTTGCCGGCGAGCAGGGGCAACGTGACGGTGCGGTCGGCGGCCAGTTCCGAGACGGCGAAAATATACTGGTGGTCGCTGCTCGTGTCGTTGATCTGCGGCAGCGTCAGCACCTTGTTGGACAAGGTCTCCGTGCCCGCCAAAGTGGCCAGCGTGCCGGTGGTCGGCAGGGTGACGTTGGTGGCGCCCGTCGTCGTCAGGGTGAGCGAGTTGGCGCCCGAGGTGATGAAGGCACCGGCCAGCGTCAGCGTCTGCCCCTGCACCGAGGTGAGGTTCGCTAGGGTATCGATCGCCGCCTCGATCGTCGCCTCGGTGGTGGCGTCGAGCGCGTCGATGTTGGAGAGGGTGGCGGTCCCGGCGGCATCGGTAATGATGTCGGTGCCGGCAATGGAAATCCCCTTCGACGCCGCGAAGTTGATCCCCCCGTCGTCGATGTCGAGGATGTCGGTGCCGTCGACGTTGAACCGGTAGAGCCCCTTGTCGGCCGTGGCGCTGGCGACATCAGTGGTGAAGAGGACGTAGTTGAGGGTCTGGGCGCCTGAGTCATAGACCGTCTGCACGTGCAGCTCTTCGGCGTCCGCCGCGCCGATGCGCCATTCCGGGTTGCCGTCGTTGGTCGCATCGTACCCGGTGATGTCGTTGGTGTCGGAGATGATGACGCCGGAGTTCTGCCCGATCTTGCCCGTGGTCGAATCGAACCGCACGATGGCGTTGTCGGTCGACGAGGCGGGACCGGAAAAGTCACCCGTCGCCAGCGAGGCGCCGCGGTTGAACGACAGCATGCGCCAGTTGCCGGAGGCATCCGAGGAGAGGATGCACACGTCGCCGGCGACCGTGACGATGCTCGCCCCGCCGATGCAGATGAGGCTCGTGGCGTTGTGGGTGAGGGTCAGCGCCGCCGCGAAGTGCACGAAGCGAAGCTTTGAGGCCGAGGTGCCCAGCGAGGTGATGGTCGTCGTGCCGGTGATGCGTACTCGGTCGGTCGCCGCCGCGCCGATGTCGCAGGTCGCGGCACTCGCCACATCGGTGATGGCGTGCGTCACCGTGCCGTCGGCGGCATAGAGGGCGACGAAATTGTCCTGGATCTTGTCGAAGGCGTCTTCGAGCGTGTCGCCGTCGTTCTTGGCACTGGTGCCGAAGTCGAGGTTCTGGATGGGCACGGGGGATCAGATCCTCTTGGACAGAGAATGGGTTAGGAGCGGGGTCTTGGGGGTGGATCAGGTATTGACGGCTCAGCGCCGGGCGCTTTCGCCTATCGCTTCGCGATGTAAGGGGTAGGCTTGCGCGGAGGGTGGCGTGTTATTCGGGAGCGTGGCTAGATGTCCAACCGCTGCCGCCCGATGAGCGCGGGGTAGACGTAGCGATACCACTCGTCCTCAGTATAGCCATTGTTATCGAAGTTGAGGCCGCGCGTGCCGGGCGCCACAGGGCGTCTAAAGATGCCCTGATCGAAGGGGACGTGCTCTTGGGTATAGGGCGGCACTGGGTAGAGTCGCTCGCGCGGGCTTGGCGCTGGCCGGGACGGCGCGCTCATCGCCAAGCGCAAATAGTTTTCCTCGCCCTGCCCGCGTCTTGGGCGAATGGACGCCAGATAGTTGTCGATGGCCATATTGGCTCCGCTTTTAGGGCGTGCTAGGTTGCAGGGGCTGTGAAGGAGAGCGCCATGGACGAAAAGCGCACGTGGGGCGATTGGATCGGCGACGCCGCCTATTTCATTGTTCTGCTGGTTGTCGGGATCGCCTTCATCGGTCCCAACATGATCCTCGACACCTTATTTGGGACTTCCTGGGTGTTTGTCGCCTCAGGGCTTCTTATTCTTGCCGCGCTGGCGTTGTGGTTTTTTGATCGCTACACCATTCGGCGGCGTACGTGATGTTTGATTGATGATCGCATCAACCCGAGTGCGCTCAGCGTCGGCGCGGTTAACGTCAGGGCGCGTTCTCTTATAGGTCTTTGTCGGGATTCCTACGGCACCGTAACCGAGAAGCGCGCCGCGGCCCAGCATTGCCGCCCCTTCCGCCGCCGCATAGATATTGCGTGCTGTTTCAAGCCGCTGGATGTTGGCTTCGCTCGGGTCGTCGGCTACGGCCTTCTGGGCCGACCGCAGTTCATCATGCGCTGCATTCGCGGCAATTTGGCTCGCCCCCATCTCGGCGCCAATGCCAGCCATCTTCGTCGCGTCGCCCAACTGCAAATACTTCCCGCGCGTTGACAGCGGTGGGTACAGCGTGGTGGCGGAAGCGGCCGCCTTGTTGCTCTTGATGGCGTGCTTGGCTTTCGGCGCCGCCGTGAACGGTACGGCGGCGCCGCCGCCTTCCTGCCAGAAGCGGTTGACGCCACCAGCGCGAGGTGGGACGGGCCCGCGACCTACAATGAAGCTGTTCGCCTTGTTCGCGGCTTCCTGGCTCTCAGCGGCAAATTTGCGCGCTGCTCCAGAGCGCATTTTGTAACCGAGCAGAAGGCCGGCAGCCCCGCCAGCCCACGGACCGTACTCCCTCGCCGCCTTTCCGTACCAAGTCTCGTTCTCGTCCATTTCCTTGAGGCGCTTCGTCCCTTCGGCGCGCTCTTTGGACTTGCGGGCAGACTCTTCCGCCAGGCGCTGCGTTTCCTTTTCGCCCGCCTCGATCTTTTTGCGCTCGGTCTCGCGCTTCTCGCGGTCAGCCTCGAGCTTGTCGTACTCTTTTTTGGCCTTCATCGTCGGGCCGTCCGGATCGAGTCGCCCGTCGATGGGGCCAGAATAGAGACCGGCGGCGCGCATCTTCTCCTGCAGCTTCTTGACCTCGGCGCTGCCGCCTTCCGTCGCCTTGCCTTTGTCTTTCGACCCCGCCTTGGAAGGAATGGCGGTCAACCCAAGGCCACCGAGCGCGGCGGTCAAGCGGGGGGTGGCGCGCGCTACCCGTCCCGCTGTGCCCAACACAGGTCCGGCCATGAGGTAAGGGACTTCCTCGGCCATGGCCACCCCTTCGGCCCGTGCGGCGCCCCGTGGATCGGCGGCCGCCTGCAGAAGATTGGGTGTGGCCGCTTCCGCCATCGGCCCGAACATGGCAAGGGCGTTCTGCCCCCGCTCCGTGGCGTTGGGGTCGGGGAACCCCTCCTCCGGCGACGCGAGGCCTTCCGGCCCCCAGCCATGGGGATTTCGCGCCAGAATTTCGAGGAAATTCGGCTGGCGGCGTGCTACGGATTGGGCCATGCGGGGGACCTATAAGAGGTAGTCCATTGATACGGCCGACGTGGGAATTGCCCTGGTATTCGTGGATTTCGCTCCGCCGCAACCTGAAGCGGGGCTTCTGGGCGATGGCATTGACCATCGCGCCTCTCGTCTTCCTCTACGCACTCGCCAGCTTCGTCCACGACAAGGCCAGCCGTGGCCAATGGCTTTGGGTGGCCGTTATCACGGTCGCCGTGCTGGGCGTCAGTTTCGCGATGGACTTTTTCAGCGGGCGTTACCGTCTTTTCCGTAAGCCGCGCCAAGAGGTGTTACCGCCGGCACGAGGTTGGGTGGACGAGGCTTGACAGATTGATCAACCGCGGCCCGCGCCGCCGCCGTGCCGTGCGCCTTCGGCAGTCCTGAGAGTTCAACCGCTGTTTGTGCCAGCTTGGACTTGAGGCCGAAGGCTTCGAAGAATTTGCCGACCCAGTCCTTGAAGAAAGACGCGGTCGTGTAGCCACTGCCCGACGCATTCGGCGGCTTGAAGGAGATCGTCTCCATGGCCTGCACGAACTGGCGGATCAGCCGGACCTCCTCGGGCGCATAGAGGGCGCGCACCACCGACTGCTGATTGGCGAGCGCGGCCTTGACATTATTCATGATCGCCGTGGGCCCGAGCATTTCGCCGTTGCGCCCCTGCACCTGGCGCACCCAGTAGGCGAGGCGCACGTCGTCCCATGTGGATTTGGCGATGTCGGCGGGCGCAAAGCGCTCCAAGGCTTGCTTCAAGTTGGTCAGCGCCTGGGTCGTCCCCTGGTCGACCCCGCGGCTACCGGTGGAGCCGAGCAACTGATTGATCACCCCTTCCGGGCTGTCGGCCGTCTCCATGACGGCGGCCAGACGGCGGCCGGCGGGAGACGCGCGCCCGGCCACGGACGGCTCGAACAACGCGCGCACCTCCTTGGTGAAGCCGCGCGCCACCTTCAATTGCGCCGCCGCGCCCGGATCGCCGGCCAGCAGGTTCTTGTTGGCCGCGTCGTCGATCCAATCGTTGAACCCGTCATAGAGGGCAGTGGCGGCCCGCTTGTCGGAGGGCGTTTGCGCCCCGCGGGACATCGACAGCAGGCGCCGGCGCATCAGATCGACCGATTGCACCGGGTTGCTTCTTAAAACATTGGCGACGCGCTGCGGCGCCTCACCGGAGACGAAGCGGTCCATTTCCTGCGCCATCTTGGCGGCAGCGGGAGTCGTCTCGGCATCGACGATGACGTCGACGCCCAGCCGCGTTTCCAGGGACGCCGGCAGCGTGTCGAGGGCGTCCTTGGTGGCGGTCAGCGGCCCAACCTTGTCCCAGGCCTCGTTTTCGGCGGCGCGTGCCGCCTCGCGGGCGGCGTTGGTGCCATCGCGCACCGATTGGCCCAGAACCATGGGGTTGGCGTCCTGCGGGGCGCTGGCGGGGCGGCGCTGCGGGGCGATGGCGGTCGTCACCGATTGCGGCTTTGACCCTAGTGCGGCTTCGCGCACCGCCTGGCTCTGCTCAACGTCGAAGGCGCGCATAATGTCCTGCGCGTTCTCGCCATAGAGGCGGCGGCGCATGCCCTCCTCCTGCGTCAGCAGATAAGGGTCTTTGGAAAGTTGCCCCTTTGATGTGGGAATGCCGAAGGGCTCGACGGTGGCGCGCGTCGCCGCTTGTGCCGCGTCGGGGTCCATGGCGTAAGTCTTGGCGAACACCTTCTGGGCTTCGCGGCTCAGTTCAGCCGGATCGACGCCGGCGGACTTGGCGGCGGCTTCGCCCTTGGGCGTCAGCGTCCCGGTGGTCTCGTCGAACAACGCGGGAACCGTGATGAACTTCCGCGCCAGGGCGGCCATGGCTGTTTGCAGGGGTGGCACGGCGCCCGCCGCAACGGCAACGGTGCTGGCTTTGGGAAGCTCGACCCCCTGCTCGCTGCCGAGCGGCGCCTGCAGCAGATCCTGGAGAATGGATTGCCCGCCCGCACCCGTGAACTGCGCGAGGGCTTGCAGGCCCCATCCCAATCCCTTGGTAGCCTTGCCAATGCCGGTGGAGCTGAGCACATACGGAACCGCCGCCGTACCGATACGCCCCAGATCATTGACGTCCAGGCCGGGTTGGTTGAGGTAGGCGTCCTTTTCGGTCCCGTCCTTTCCCTTATACCGCATCACCGTATAGCCGTTGGCGTCCGTCTGCATGCTGATAAAACGGTCGCCCAAATGGCTCTTGGCGATGTCCCGCAATTGCTCATCGGAGGAGTTGAGCAGCGACGACAGGGCCATGGGACGGGTGACATCGAACGACTTCTCTGCCACCAACTCATCGGTCAAAGCCGGCAGCCCCTTAAAGCGCGGGTCGTGCTTGCCCATGATGTCCTGGCCGCGGCGATGCAGCCATGTGTCGGCATCGGCCTCAGCGCTTGGTTGCGCCGGATCGGCCGGCGCCGCGCCGCCGAACAGCAAATCCGAGTACGTCTTCGGGGTGCTGGGCGCCGGCGCTTGAGTCTTAAGCAGCAGATCGGAATATTGCCCCATCAGATCGGAATCCCGAACTCCTTGGACAGCCGCCGCTTCAATTCCTGCTGGATGCCTTGCGTGTTGACGCCAGGGTTCTGATCGCGGATCTGGCGCTCAAGCTCGGCCCCGCGCTTGTCGATGATGGCGTCGACGTCTTCCAACTCCATCGCCTCCCACGGGCGCGCCTTGAAGCCACGGCCGCGGATGTAGTTGTAGCGGGCGATGGCACGCAGTTGCTGGCGGCGCGCGCCTTGCAGCTTGGCCTCGAAGGTGACCGGGTCGTCGCCATCCAGCATGCCGATGCCGGCGTCGGGCTGCGTCTTGATGATGCGCTTATATTCCTGCGGGGAGACGGCGGCACCCGACAGCTCGTTGAGCAGACGGCTCATGTTGTCGACGGCGGCACGGCGGGCGGTGGCATAGCCGCTCAACTCGGCCTGCTCATTGGCGGGCAGCTTGCCGAATTTGGCCTTGAGGCTTTTCCACTCCATCCCGACCCGGGTCGGGATCTGCAGGTATTCCGGCTTCATCGTGGCGCTGACTTCGTTGAGGCGCGAGATGTGATTGATGGCGTCGATCTGCTTCAAATCGATCTTGTTCTGCCCCGCCTTGCCCAGGCGGTCGGGACCGCCAGAGGCGGCGTCGATCATCATTCTTCCCGCCTCGCCCTTGCCCGAGGCGGCAAGGCCCATGCCCAGCTTGCGGGCGCGGTCGCGCGTCATCTGCCCGAAGGGCGTATTGATCACCTCTTCGCCAGGCAGGTCATAGACGGCGCCGGGGCTCGGGGCTCCTGTCGGGGCCGACTCGGCCGGCGGGGTCAGTTCCGTTTGCGCCTGCGTATCGATCGATTGGCCGTTGTCATCGGCGGCGAGTTGGATGCCGGGGGCGAGCACGGATGGTGGCTGCATAGCGGGTTGGATCGGCATCTGCATGGGGGCCGCTTGCGGTGCCAGGGTCGGCACCCCCTGCTGTGCCGACTGCTGTACGCCCATCGGGTTCGGCGTCGGCCCCTCGTAGGACTGCGGCTGGAACGTTGCGGGGGGCTGCACGGCCGACGCGGATGGATCGCCCCCCGAAAGAAGCCGCGCAATCGATTCCTCGATGGCGTTTTTTTGCCCGAGGCGGGCGGTCTCAGCGCGCAATTTTTGCGTCTCGGCCGCGATCTTCTCGCGCTCCAACGTCGACTTGGAATCCGACAGGAAGGAGATGACCTGCTCGCGCATGCCGAAGTCGGAGAACGGGCCGATGTCGTAGCTCGGCCCATAGACGCCCTGCGCCATGTTGAGCAGCGCCGACCATTTCTCCGGCGTATCGGCGCCCTGCGCCCCGCGGGTGAAGAAGTCGAGCAGCTTGAGCTTCTTTTCGGTGTCGGCCTCGCCGAAACTGGCGGCGTGCTTCTTGAGTTGCAATCCCGTATTGAGATCGCCGCCGCGCATCGCCTTTTGCGCCGCCTCGAGGTAGTTCCCCCCAGCGGCCGAGGCACCCACGTCTTTCAACAGGTTGCGCTCACGCGTCTGCTCGCCCAGCTGGTTGCCAAAGGCGAACGAGCGCTCCAACTGCGGGACGTCGAGCGGCGAGCGCGGCTCGCGCGGCATATCGATGGAGAGCGCGGGGAGCAGCGGCATGCGTTAGACCCTCACCATGAGTTAGGCATCCACGACGATGCCGCGCCGCTGGGGCCATTGGCCGTGTTCAGCGTACCGCGCGCCGCACTTCCATTATTGCCGAACCAGTCGTTGCCCATGCCGAACCCGGCAACGTTGGCTAAGAGATTGAGCCCGCCGCCCCACAGATTGGCGTTGGCGTTGGCCTTGTTGGTGATGCCTGCGGACCTTGCATTGGCTTCGCCGGCAATCCCCGAGCCCTTGATGGCGCCGAGGTGGCCGTAGCCCGTGCTCATCGAGCCAGCAGCACTGAGGCCCTGCTGCCCCTGCCCCTTGATGAGATTTTCCCAGTTGCCGTAGTTGCCGAGGTCAAGATCGGCGGTGCGCCGCGTCAGGTCCTCGGTGATCGCCCCCGAGCGGGACAATCCACCGGACGCGTACTTGCCGACCGTGCCGCGCACCATTTCATCTCTAACTTGCTGCAACAGGTTGGCCGAGGGGGAGGTCTTGTACATGCCCAAGGCCTTTTGCTGCGCCTCGGGGCCGTTGGTGCCGATGATGTCGGCGAGCAGGTTGTTGGCGTCCGTTCCCGCAGACGCAAAGGGCTTCAGGTAGTTGAGCCCTTCTTGGGTCAGCCCGTATTGCGCGTCGGCCGCCTGGCGCGCGCCAGTGGCGGCGACCTCGGCTGCCCGCGAGGCGGCTTTCTTGGTGCCAAAGGGATCGCACATTTAGCTGAGAGCCTTTCTGAATTTGCGCTCGGCGAGGCCGTAGCCCCGCGCCTGCAACAGGGCCGAAGCCCGCTCGTCTTCCACCCCCACCCACATCTCCCGGGCCCCGAGGGAGCGGGCGTACTTTTCCGCATGTCTGAGGAGCGACAGGCCGTAGCCCCTGCCCTCTTCGCTGGTGTACCAAAGGGCTTTCCCTGCAATCGGACGACCCGAGAAGGGGTGGTCGATCACGTGCAGGGAAAGCCCTCCGAGCACTTTGCCCTGCTTCTCAACGACAAAGAACGGCAGGTCCGTGATCTGTTCCGACAGGGTCGCCAGGATGCGCGCCCGGGAGGCGACTTCCTTGCGGCGCCGGCAGTAGTCCTCGGCGAGCACCGCCAATTGGGTGAGATCGGACAGTGCGGCTCTGCGGATCATGCGTTCCCCTTTATCGCCGTAGGCGATAGCCGAAAGGCCCGTGGCCTGAGGCGTCAACCCTGATTAGGTCTCGGTCGCCGTATCCATGAAGGTGTTCAAGGCGGCAGCGATCTGCGCCGCGGTCGCCGTGCCGGTGTCCAATGCGGTGTAGTCGAAAGCGCCCTGCTCGACCGCCGTCAGCCGGTAGGCAACCAACTCTAGGAAGCGGCGGAACACGTCCGTCGGCTTGCCATCCTGATCTATGAGGATGTCGGTCTGCTTCGGGGCGGTGAGGGACGGGCGGGCCATGTTAGGACACCAAGAGCTTGTCGCCGCGCACCGCGGCGTACATCAGGCAGCGAACAACCGGGGAGGAGCACTCCACTTCCCAGATGCGCCCCGTCGGCTGCGTCGAGCCCAAGCCGGCGTAGGTGACGCGCGCAGTTTTCACCCCGACGGCGCCGAGATCGCGGAACAACTGGTTGGACCAAGATTGCCCCCCGTCATCCGACCAGCGCAGGCCAACCTTCGGGGCATTCGCATGCGCGTCGGAGGAGACGATCCCGGTGCCCATGACAAAGTCCAAATAGAGCTCGTCGCAAGATATCTGGTTGGGGTAGGCGTGCATCGGGGCGGTGCGCGCCCGCCAGATCAGGTTGCTCCCCGCTTCGTCGTACGCATCGCGCGAGATTTCATAGAGGGTGTTGTCTTCATAGTCGCCGATGATGACCTTGCCGGCGAAGGCCACCGCCTTGGAGGCGCGCCAGCGCGACAGTCCGTAGGAAAAGCGCGGATCCCAGCACTGGGTGGTGCGGTTGAACTCCCAGGTCCAGGTCGGCCCGGACAGGGTATAAAAGGCGTGGCCGCCGTAGTGGTAGGCGAGCGCCTCGATGCTCGCCTTGTCCGTCGTCTCGCGGATGGCCTTTTCGACGCCGTGGTGGGAGAGGCGCTGCAATTGCGCGCCGGCCGCCCGATAGACGACGGCGTCGTCCCCGACCCAGAACAGATCCGTGTCCAGCTGGGCGATGGTGCCCTGCCCCAAACACCCCTTGGGGATGACGATGGAGGGGTTCGGCCGCAACGGGGCGGTGGAATTGCCGGTGTCGGTGAACACCTGCGTCGACTCGGTGCCCAGCGCCCAGATTTCCTGCAGATGCTCGACGATGGCGACGATGTTGTCGGGCTTGGCTTCGGCGTTGACCTCATCCAAGGCCGAGACATCGGTCGCCTCGTCGACGGCCGAGGGAACGATGGAGCCGTCGGCGGCCGCATAGACGATGCGCTGGTTCAAGTAGGCGACGGAGACCGGTGGCGGGATGTCCTCGTCGGTGATGTTGGAAATGACGTCGTTTTCCACCACGTAGCGGTTGCCGTCGGTGGCAATGACCAGCTGGCGCGACGACGGCTTGTCGTTGTGGGCCATGGACACCGCCGCGGTGCCGGGGATGCCGCCGATCTCGGTGACCCTGCCGGAGGCATCGACCTTGACCAGCAGCGTGCCGGACACGACATAGACGAACGTCCCCATCTCAATCATGCCGCGACACGCCCCACCGTTGGTGATGGTGGCGAACAGGTCGTAGCCGTCCTTGGTGTAGAGGGGGGCCGGGTGCTTGCCTTCCTTCACCGGCTCGACAAAGCAGTTCCAGTGCATGGGGCCGGTGTCGGGACCGTAGCGCCCGGGATCGGAGGAGGCGCCGAAATCGAGACGGATGAGCTCACCCATAGCGCGACTCCGGCACGAAGCGGATCACCTCCGGCCGGTCGGCGTCGAGAATTTCGTCGAGCATCTTTTCGGCGCGGGCGACGATGCGATCGACGTGGGGGCCCGACTTGCCGTAGCGGTCGGCCAGTCTTGAAGCCAAGTTGTAGCCGACCACCGCCAGGTGCTCTTGCGGCACGTCGAGGTCGTTGGCCAGGTCGTCGACGTCCTCGTAGCGGCGCTGGTAGGTGACGCGCAGGGTTTCCGTGGTGACCGAGGACAACAGCTGCCAGAAGTAGAGAGTGCTCGAAGCCCGCTGCGGGTCGAACATCCAGGAGGTCGGGGTGCCGGTGCTCGTCTTCTCGGGGATGTCGTAATATTCTTCGTAACTCAATTCCTTCATGGGCAGGTCGATGGATGACGTATTGCGGTAGCGCACATCGATGACCCGATACGGATTGGCGCTCGACATGGAGATCGACGCCGTGTTGGCCGTCGGGGTCAAACTCGTCTGCGTCTTCCGCCAGATGGAATCGTACTTCATCCACTCCTTGAGCATGACGTTGAGCTCGATCAGCGCGTCGTCCGCCACTTCCGAAGATGGGGTGTTGCCGTTGGCGGTGACGTTGATCTTGCGCAGGGCGTATTCGACCACCTGGCGGGCGGTGAGGGAGTAGTCAGAACTTCCCGACGTTGCCATCTATCGTGTCCTCACCGCAAGTTGACGATCTTGCGCGCCTTGTGGGCGTAGAGTTCTAGACGCAGCGCGCCATCCTGATGATGGCTGTAAAGCATGGTGCCGACGAACTGGTCGCGGTTGTCTTGAAGCGCGCGACTGGCTGCAGCGCCGCGCTCAGCGCCACCTTCCCAAGCAGGGCCCTGCGATAAGGTCATCTCGCCGGCGTCAGCCCATGTGAACACGTCGTAGAGGCGACCCATTCGTTTGTCCCTTCTTCCTGCATCGCGCAAGCGATAGCCGGAGCGCCGCAAGCGACGGCGTCAACCCCTACAAATCGTCGGCAGAAACTTCATTGGTGTCGAGGAAGCGGTCGCCCTGCTGGTCGATATTGACGTACTCGTTGTCGATGGTCAGGCTCTCGATGTCGATCCTGAGCCGTGACCCGGTATTCTCCGGGCGCGGCTCAGGCACCGTCTGGTTGTCGTGGTGGGCACGCACGAAATCTTGCGGATTTCTTTCTTCGATACAGGTGTCAGCACAGACGATCATGCCGTTCCACTTTTTGGCCGTGTCGCGCGCCCGGCGCTTGCGGCCGCAGTCATCGCAGATCCGGTAGAACCCGCCGACGAAATAGCTGTTGGGCGTGTGCCGGCGCATCAGGCGAACTTCTTGCGCATCTTGAGGAGGATCGTATACGAGCCGTTGCCCTCGAAATCGACCGTCGACAACAGGATGTCGCCCGAGCGCGAGGTGGGGTCGGCGGCGTTGTTGAGGCCGCCGACCTTGCAATAATCGAGGGTGTCCATGCCCTTCAGATAGGCAAAGGGGACGGGCGTCACGTCGTCCCACGCCATCGTCACGGTGCCCCCCTCGACATCGTAGGTGGCCTCCATGATCCGCACCGTGGCGCACGGCGGGGTCAGTTCGGAGACGTCCACCTTGACGACGTTGACCTCCTGCCCCGCCTGCCCATCGGAGATGCCGATGATCTGCAAGGTGCAGTTGACCGCACCGTCTTGCACGGTGAGGATCTGTGCGGCGATAGCCATGCGCGCGGCTCCTTGTTGGCGCCGCTCTTAGGCGGGGATTTCCGACCAGATGAGCGACATGGAGAAGAGGCCCGTCTGGGCAATGGAGCCGCCGACGAACACCGCATGCCCATAGGGAACGATCAGGTCGCCGTCGAAATCGTGCACCTGCGCCGTGGAGGGTCCGACGCCGGTGGCGCCTTCGTGAGCGATGCCGGTCCAGTAGCAGGCGGTGGACGCGACAATCGTTGCCGCCGAGGGGGTAAAGCGCATGGACGAGCCCTGGCCAGCTCCGAGGTAGGCGTTGCGGATGGTCGTGCCGAGGGTGCCTTCGGTGAAGGCGGTGATGTTGGAGCCGGTGGCCACCTGCGTCGCTTGCACGTGGATCAAGCCCACGGTGCCTAGGGCAATGGTGCCGGAGGTAAAGCCGACGGTGAGCTTGTGCAGCACGGCGAGCTTGCCGGGGGCCGTGTTCCACAGACCGAAGGTGGCGGCGGTGCCGGTGGTGATGGGATAGGCGGTGCCGGCGGCAGCGGTGGAACCGATGAACGTCTGACCGAGGAGCGATTCGGGGAAGTATTTGCCTGCTGAACGAGCCATGGGGCCCTCCTGTTGCTAGAGCGGTTGGGGTGGTTGGGGTGTTCGATGCTCACGCACGGAAGGCGACAAAACCAATCAGATGGTGGCCCCGACTTGGTCGATCTGCAGATGCACGCGGTCGACGTCGCCGTTGTGGGTCACTTGATGTTTGCGGTCGAAGCGCACCTCGTAAAGAAATCCGGGCTCAAGATGCACGGCGACGTCGTCGTCGGGCCACGCCATGATCACGTCGGGGTGCGAGACCAGCGGCACTTGAAAGCGCCGCCAGTCAGCCTCCTGCGGCATCCATTGGTCGATGTGCGGCGGGATGTGCTGCCCGGGACGGAGGCGGCGAATGACGGCGCGCGCCGTCTCCCCGCCCAGGTCCAAGCCGGCGATGAGGTCGTGAACTTCCTTCGGAAAGGCCCCGCGCAAAATGACGTCGCATTTGTACTTGTCGGGTGAACTCTGCCCCACGGCGACGTAGGGCAGCGCGTCGAGCACCGACAATGTGGGGGCGAGGTCCACCGACTTGATTTGCCGATAGACCTCGCTGTCTGTGAGCCGCGCCACGGCTGCGATCCTTTACAGGTCGACGTCGATGGCGGGAATGACAAAACCGCTCAGGGCGTCGGTCGAGACCGAGAGGTTGTCGAACATGCGACAGCCGCCGACCACGCCAAGGACGTGGCCTGCCGTCACGTCGGCATGGCCGCAGCGGTTGTGGGCGATGATGCCGGAGTTGTTGGGGCTCGCCGTGTCGTTATGGATGAAGAGATTGTTGGCGGTCGCCTTGCTCGACAGGTAGTTGTTGCACACGAAGCAGCGCTTCATGTCCTTGCCGGTGGCATTGGTGATGAGGGTGGCGAGGCCGGTGCCCTCCGAAATCACGACGTTGTCGGTCACCTCGAGGAATTCCACGTCGCCGGTGGTCAGGATGAAGCCGAGGGTGGCGGCGTTGGGCGTCATAAACCGGCAGTGGGTCACCTTGAGACCGTCGGCCGTGTTGTCGGCGCCCGAGCAGGTGATCGCCGACTTGAAGTTCTCATTCGTGGTGTTGTCGACAAACATGCAGTTGTCGATATGGGCGTAGACGCCGGTGATGTCGAAGCAGGCCACGACGTCGGCATGGCCGGAGGCAAAGACGATGTTTCCGACATAAGCGTCGGCCGCCGAGATGGCGTAGGTCACCGTGGTGGCGCCGTCCATGAGGAAGCGCGGCCGCTGGTTGCCAACGCCGAGACCGACGACGGACACGCCGGCCACGTCATGGGCGATGCCGCCGGCACCGGTGATCGTCTCGGCGTGGTTGGGCATGACGAGGATGATGTCGCCATTGTTGGCGGTGCATTTGGAAAAGGCGTAATCGAGGGTGGCGAAGGGCTTGGAGCGCGTGCCCTTGTTGCCGTCGCCGCCGCCGTTGGAGTTCACCCAGTAGACGTTGCCGCCATAGGTGTTGAGGACGGGCATGCCGCGAATGGATACGCCGCCGGGAAACCCGTTCGGGTAGTTGGAAAGGTTGGGCATTAGTCAGTCTCCGAAGCTATCTGTCCCACGAAGGCGTGCCGGTAAGACAAGCGCCTCCGTCCGCCGAGAGGATTCCGGACGGAATGGATTTGAGCAGTTTGACTGGTGGGAGACGCCGTGCCCGCGTCTTGGCGAAGTGTCGTGTCGAAGACGTGCTTCGCACTAGCTTCGCTTTGACAATGGTCTGCTAACTCCGGCGACTAATGCCAGAGATACGTGCGTCACGCGGGTTTGGCAAGGGAGTGGCGTTACGCCGCCGACTTTTTGGCGCGCTGTAGGTACGCAATAGCCTTGTTCAGCAGTTTCGGGTCGTCGTTGAAATAGCCTAAGCCGCGGTTGCATCCCGCGCACAGGAGTCCGCGAACGACTTTGGTCTCATGGCAATGATCGACGTGTAGCGCGATACGGCGATCCGTTTTCGGATGCGCCTTGTCACAGCCGCAGATCGCGCACCTGCCGCCTTGCTTCTTGAGTATCGCGGCGTGCTGTTCGCGCGAGAGCTTGTATTTGCTTTGCAGCGTCCAGTCGCGGGCGTAATTGGGGTCGAGGCGATTGGCGGTGCTGCCTATGCGAGAGACCCACTGAATGTTACCCGCGCTCCACGCTTCGCTATTTCGTTTGCGCCGCAACTGATGCGCAGGGCTTGGGCGGGCGCCAACATCGGCGCAGAACGATTCAAAGCGATCCCATGCTTCTGGGTACTGCCCAGCGTAGCGGCTGCGCAGCAGCTTCCACGTGGTCTTCAAGGGGTGCTGCGCTTTGTTGTAATGGAAAGTGCAGAGGTTCTTCGCAAAACTCTCGGCGCCACACCCTGCGACAGCGCAGGTGTCCTGCCGCACGACGTACTTGCGTTCAACGGTCCCGCGCCTACGAAGGCGGTGGTAGCAGGGCTGGCACAAACCGCGCGCCAGCACCTTTTCTCGTCCGCAGGATGAACATGGCATGTTGGTGTCTCACAAATGCGAGACACCAACTATGCCAAATTTCTTGCGTTAGGTCAACCGCCCATCAAGCGCCAGGCGTCGAGTACACACCACGCCAATCAGTGTGCCCGCAGGCGAACCGCTCCGTAAACTTAGCTTTGGCGTTTGATGTATCGAAGTCCGCGTCCGTCGTGAAGACGCCGGCCTTGCGCTTGAAGTGCATCAGGCCGCGCGGGGCATCCGTCAGGATGAACCACGCGTCCGTGTCGGTAAGGAACGGCCAGGTGATGAGGCCGCCCTTGAACATCGTGCCGACAACGTTCTTGGCGTTGTTGGCCGTATCGTTCTGCAGTTCCGACTCGATGATGCGCTTGGCTTCGAAGTGCAGGGCCGGCGGCACCAGGAGCTTCTTGGGCGTGATGGCGATCTTGAGGCCACGCGAATTGGTGGCGTTCATGATGTTGACGCACAAGTCCTCGAGCGAGGCTTCCGACAGATCGGCAGCGGTCGACAGAATGTTCGACTGGTTGCCGGAGGCGGTCGGATGCGAGGCCGAGCCGCCCACCACGCCGTCGCCGCCGTTGTACCCGGAGGTAAACCAGCGGTTGAGGATGTTGGCGTGCACCGTCTCCTTGGTGGTCTGCGCCGAGAAGGCGAGTGCCGAAGCACGACGCTTCGACACCTTCTCATAAAGACCGTCCTCCAGGGCCTCTTCGGTGACGATATAGCCCATGCCGTAGGTGACATTGGTATAGCGCTTGACGTAGCCCTGCGTTTCGGAATCATAGGAGATGGCGTCGCCTTCCGGCTTGACCGGGACTAGCCCGAAGCCGGTGAGTTCGACATCCTCCTCATACGACTTGTCGGACGTATCCACCTCGAAGCACTGCTTCCAGTACTCGGGATGCTTGGCGTATTCGCGTCCCCACCAGGCCTTGACGCCTGGCCACACCTAATGTTCAACGCGGCTCGCTAAACCGCGCCCGATCAAATCAACAAATTACCGTTGAATGACCCGCTGCAAGTTACCCTGCAGAGCAGACTATATCACGATCCGGCCTTCTACCGGATCCCCACCATTTCCACCCGCTTGGGTGTACGAGCTTTCGCTCTAGTCGTTGAGCCTTTTCAGAAGTCGATAGCCCTTCGAATGGCCTCGCATGTTAATGTGGGCCAGATGAAGCCTGCGCTTGCGACAGAAGGCGCGCAGCCCAATCACGATTTGCTCTGATCCGTCGGGAAAGCGAAACAAATACCGCCTAGCCCTCGGGTTGCCCGCACCTTTCTTGGTGTGGGCGCCGAAGTGCTTGGCGCATCTGCTGTCGCCCAGCTTGGCGCGGGACATCTTGGCCCGCGTCTCAACTGAGATGATCTTTCCCTTCTGCGCCTCGCTGATTTTCCGACAAATGTGCTCTGGAAACTTGAGGTGCCCATTGCCTCCGAGATTGCTGTTGTAGCCGTTCTCGTAGGTGTCGAACTTGTGAATGTAATGGGTTTCAAGCTTCCGGACTTCGTCCTCGGAAGTGGCGTAGGCGAGAGCTTCCCGCTTGAATGACCGATGGCCATATTTGCGGATAGCAGCGTATATGCGGCTGTTGCGGACGCCTTGGCGGGCTCTTTCGCAATGCTCGTTCCAGCGCGCCGAAACGGAGCGGCTGGTGATGCCGATATAGCTTTTGCCGTTGATCGTGTTGGTGAGCTTATAAACGAGA